CCTGTGTTTAGACAGTATTTAAGTTGATTCTGCCTTTTATAAAATATATGTTTTTTATTGAGCCATAAGGATAAAAAATTGGCAGCATAAATCGTGCTGTTTCTTCTAAGCCGCATATTATTGGCACTTTACTAAAAGCTTCGTCGAGAGCTCCCACTGGATCCGCATCTCTGAGAAAAACATCTTCATGTTCAACGCCAAAGCTGAATACCCAACATCTTTGTCTGCCGTGGTATATTTCTGGAAAATGTGAGGTGGCATCCACTTCTGTGTCTTCAATTACGTATGGACCGTCAATGTGTTGTGGCTGCGCTTTGATGCCAATGCATTGTAGCACAGTCTCCCAATTACGTTGTTGATTGCGTTTTAGCTCGTTATCAGCCGAATGTCTAATAACACCTGTAGCAGTTATATCAACCAATGTTACGCCTGTGTAAAAGTACATGTAGATATTTATGTGGTAAAAAAAAGGCAGAACCAAGTCTGCCTTTGATCATTTAAGTTTTGGTTGTTTAGGCAACAACAAAACTTGTACCGTTGGTAACAGTAGCACTGCCTAGGTTAACAGAACCTTTGCGTGTACCAATTGCCTGGATTGCAGTTTGTAATACACTGGCGTCTGGTGCATTTACACCATCGCAGCACAAACTGATAGCACCTGATGTTGGGTGTGCATAGTATGCCAATACTGGTGGGAACACTTGAATAATAGCTTCAAATGCTTCGTTGGCTGCATCATCTTCAGCCGAAAGGTTTACACCAGCAGCAACAATATAAAATACTACACTTTGTCCAACTTCAGTATATTGAATACCATTAAGTACACCGGTTAAACCTGCATAGTTGTAGCCTGCGCTACGATCAATTCCGATTGCCATTTTTATTTCTCCCTAAATTTTGCTTTCGCTGTAGATATTTATGGCGGTCATAAAAAAAGCAGCCTCGGCTGCTTTTTTTTAGATTGTTAACTAAAATTAAGCAATCTTGATACCGCTTGAGGTTGTAACTGCTGCTAGTGCAGGGAATACGTTACCGTATGCACCAATGTTGGCACCTGGGGTACCATCATGACTTAGTGTACGGATAACTGTTTGTAGATCACTTGCACTCCATGCACTACGTTCAGTAATAACACTCAGTTGTGCTGTTGCACCAGACGCATCAACTTGGTATGCTAGAACTGTAGCATTTGAGCTGATGGTTTTTAGTAGTGTGTGAACTGCTGGATCTAAACCTGCACCGCTAGGACCTTTCAGTTCGTTAGCTAGGTTAGCTGTAATACCTAATGTAGTAATTTTATAAGCCTGAATTGGGCTGTTAATGCCTGTATTAATAATTTGTGCATTTGCATTTTTGGTGTAGCTATCACCAACGTTGGTTACGACTTGTGAATCGCCGCTTACTCTTGTGACTCCAATTGCCATGTTGTTTCTCCTTAAACATTTGCGTGATTAGCGCATGCAAATATTTATGCAGGTTTAGAAAAAACTACAGTCTACCCTGTACGTTTGCTGTAGAAAATACTCCGCGATTTACTAGCTTGATAAATCCGCTGGGTGTGTTAACAACAAAGCCCTCGCCCTTGGGTACATCGCCCACATACTGTTCAACACCACTCACTTGAGGCTCCAGTTGTTGTAATATGGCCAGTTTAAGGTTGTATATGGCCACATAAGCCGAGTCCATGGCTTCCATAATGGGTCTATTTTCTTCGGCTGCTACAAGTTTAAATTGAGGTGCAGTGAGATTGTTTTGTAGCCAATTGGCATCCACTGCTTGTCCTGTGTATTTTCTGTTGTAATATGTTTGCAGTTTTGATACTGTAGATTGTGTGAGACTGCCTAAAAAAGCATCGCCATTCAAACTTGCAAAATTTTGCACAGCAGCTCTGGCTGCCCGTGTTTGCTGTACTGGTTCGCGTAATCTAAACTTGGTGCCCATTGTGCCTGTTAGAACTGTTATGTTCTGATTGGTGCCACCAAGACCGCCTAGTCCCTGTAACGATGTTTTGTTTTGTAATTCAGTACCTTTACTGGTTTTCTCAACATCTGTTCCATAGGTATGAACTGCAAGACCAAATGGTCTACCTTTTATTTCTTTGCCCACAGCACTATTGGATTTGACTCTATAATTAACACCGTATGGATTGGCTTGAAATGTAAAATATGATTGTTGCTCCGGCACAGGCTCGGTCCACATAACATCGCCTTGCACAAAACCTTGAAAACCGCCAGGTACAATCGTGGCCACAGCATCAAACATGGCAGCAAGTTTTTGGCCCACATCAACATTTTTTTGATTGCGAACAAAAAAGTCTAACAGTTCTTTGGCACTGGTGACCTGACCACCTGGCATACCAATATATTCTTTGTAGTTCATGGTAAACAAACCATCAGCTGGTCTGCGACCAAATATGATAGCAGGACTGCCATCCCACTTGATACTTACTAAATTGGGATTAGATACGGCAGACAACATTCCATCAATAGCATCTGTAGCCGCTTGACTACCGTTTAGAATAAAATCTTCTGGGTGTGGCGTGCGTATGCCTTCAGTAAGTGCAGTAATAAATTCTAATAGCATTAGGCAAATTTATCTGAATAGGTTCTAAACCATGCTGCTGTGCCCGGAGCAGGTGCTGCTTCTGGTAATTGTATATCACTCTTGGCCAGCGTTTCTCTAGCCGCAGCAATCAGCTGATCGTAATTGGGTCTTTTGCTGACAACATTTAAAATGTCGTCTGCTGTGTTTAGTTTGGCCACTGGAATACCAGTTATATCACTTAATTTTTTTGCACTCTTGCCATCTTCAATGGTGGTATTGGTAACACGATCTACCAGTCCGTGTTTGTAGCTCCATTTTAGCCCCGGATGCAATGCTGCCACAACACTGGCAAGAATCACATGGCGACTCATACCTGTCAGTTTGCTTTCTTCTGGCGCACCTGCCATGCTGAATGCTTGCCAACCAGGATCACCAAACATCAAGTCTGCCTGCACAAATCCATTATTAGGATCGCCTGCTATAGGGGTTTTGATGTGTACACTGTCTCCGCTTTTTTTAATATCTTTAGCATCAACGCCTGCAGCTAATAAAACTTTGATCAAATCTTCTTTGGTAGTTTTTGTTTCGTCTACTGCAAGATCTAAATCACCCGATGAACTTTTACGTCCTGTTGTACCCAACCAAGTTTCCATAGGAAATTTTAATCCAGTGGCAGATTCTATCCATTGGATAGTGGCAGGCACATCATCACGATTGATACGCTGTGTTAATGATTCACCCGAAGCGGTTTTGAAAATGTTTCCACCTTCATTTAGCTGTTTCATCATTTTATCCCGTGGCGTGCTTTTAAATCAGCTGGCAATTTTTGTTTAACAGCAAGAGGAAGTTTTGGAATTATATTAGACAATTCATACGGATTCAAATATCCTAAATAACCATACTCATCAGGAAGATCTGTCATGTATGGATTTTGTCCAAATTGCTTGTAAGCCACTTTTGCTAATTCTTGTGGACTTTGTCCTGAACTTTTTCCTGGCAGATCAAGTGGTGCATCTAAAACTTTTTGCATGGTATCAGGTAATAACCCTTTAGCAAAACTGGATACAACTCCCTCGCCAACAATGTCCTTAACTTTCATTTCTAAATCTCCTTACACCACGAGCAAATTTGGCAGGATCTTGTGCTCTGATACTGTTAAGCAATCTACGCTCTAATTCAGCTGCCTGTTCGGCGTCGTAGTTTTCCTTGATGTAGTTGATCAGGTTGATGGCACCTTGTATAACATGCCCAGCACGACTTTCCACAAGATTTTCCCTGTCTCTACCCACGGGCATGTGAGCTAGTTCATCCAAGATGCTACGGGTGCGCTTTTGCAAAATCTACTCCGTTATTGGGTATTTATCTATCTAACTTTTTGTTAGTTGTTCCCAAAGATAAAGTCTATCTGGGTGGTACGGTACCCATTCAAAGTTATTGATACTTTTCTCCAAGGACTCAAATCTATGTTTGTCTAAAAAAAGAGGCAGTTTATCTAAAACATGTTTTTTTAAAAAATCCAAATGTACAGGAGGGGATGGTTGTACTTGGCTTCCCCTAATATCTTTATATTCTTCCTGTTGAGAAAACAATTCCATATCTGGATAAATTATTGGAAATTCTTGGAAAATGTGCTGTTGCCTTAAATTAACGGTCAAAAAGAAAAGAAAATTATTCTTTAAAAGATGTTGTACAAAATACATATAATTGTAAGTTCTTTGTATTGCTTGCGATTCTGCGATATAAAAACTATGATAAGTTTTTATCTCTTCTATTTGACTAGCACTACTTAACCACCATTTTTGTAGCCCAATTTCAGCAAAGTTAAAGTGGTAAACAGGATCATTGGCAATTAGCTCTGTCCAGCTATCATCATGTAATAGTTTATCAAATCTACAAGGATCAGCCCATTGAACACAAAAAAAAGCGTCGGGATTTTTCTTATGCGCATCTATTATACAATTTACAATGTATTCGTTGCCTGCTCCTATTTTTCCATAATTTTTAACTTCGACATTAGGGTATAATGCTTGCAAAATATCTGGCCATTCTGGCCAAATATGACCTGCTGCAAATCCATCACCAAAACAAAACAATTTAGTGATATTCATAACTTATATTTAAAAAATTTTCATATTCAGCTTCATAATACCTGCTCACACACTCCGATTTCCAAAAATCTGGATCGAACAAAAAACTGTTTAATTCATACCATCTGGTTAAATGTTTTTTGGTTTGGTACCCGTGCATCAGTTTTTGGAATCGTTGGCTGTTTAAAACGACTTCTGCAAATTCTAAGTTAGTTATATTTGATGCATAAACAGAATCAAATCCTTTTATATAATTTTTTGCAGTTTCTCTTTTTTTATCAATCAAGTCTTGCCCACTTAATTGCAACCAAATATCTGTTTTCTCAAAATACAAATGATATGCCCGTGCCCATCTAAAAATTTTACTTTGATAAGTTTGTGTAGTAATTACAAAAATTTTATTAAAAATACTTGTGTCTATTTTTTGGGGATGACAATGAGTTCCTATCCATATGTTTTTATCTGTGAATTTGTTAATTACTTCATATAATTCATCTACATTAAAATTTTCAAAAACATCGTTTGCATCTCCTATCTTTCCAATACTGTGATAAAAGGAATTTATACCGCCAGCCGGGGATACGTTTGAAAATGTATTATTAAAAATATCACAAAGTAAACCTCCGCAGGTATAATGAGGAAAGCAAATTAAATTCATTTAATCTGTTTTATTTTTTATACTGGCAAGCATCTGTTTTAACTTTGTACTATCAACTGTAGCCTGCACTGATTTTTCAATATCGTATCCAGGCTTGGGTTTGGCAGCGATCATGGGGCTGCCGGCGGTTGCAGAGGTTTTAATCTGATCCATGATCTGACTGCTAGTGCGGAAGCCTTGCCCTCCGTTTTCATTCTGTGCATCTTCCCCTGGGTCCGTGATACGTAGGCTTTCAATATTGAACTCAAGATCAACTTTTTGTCCTACACCGCTCGAACTACGAGTTTTCATTAACTGTATCTGATATCTACCACGCTCACGCATGGCCCTTGAAGTAAAGATGCCAAACACATTATCTGCTGTGTTAATTTTACTGATACCACCGGAGATATGACTGTGGTCAAACTCAATTTCTTCAACAGCACTACGATTCAACTGCGATGCTGTAATCATCAGTATATTAAATTCTCTAGCAAGATTGCGCAGTTCTTCACTCACATACTTGTCTTTTACAAACAAATCACTAGGCGAAACTTTAGCACTAACTGGCATAACAAGATCAAGATAATCAACCATGATAAAGTCTGTTTTCTGTCCTGTTTGTATTTCTAGTTCTTTGAGATAGGCACGAATGTGATTCACATTGCTCTGTGCTGGCATGTATTTGATACGCAACTTGCCCGATTTCTTTCCTACCATACGTATCTTCATTTCCAGTGTATCTAGATCTCGGAATATTTCTTTTGTGCTACAGTTTGCAACCATAGCATCCATACGCATGGCACAAAGTTCTTCGCTAAGTTCTAGTGTAAGGAACACACCGTTGAGTCCAGCAGTGATCCAGTTAATAGCAATGTTCTGCATGAACAACGATTTGCCACTACCCGAACCACCAGCAAAGATGTTTAATTCGCCTCTGTTCATACCGCCAAACAAGCGTTGATCCATGGTAGGCCAACCTGTGCTGACCTGCCCGTTATTGCTTTTGATCTTCATCAATCGCGCACGAGGATCTTCAAAATAGTCTGTGCCCATGTCTTTGGTAAGACTGATTTGCACAGCGTCCTTGATTAGTTTTTCAACAGGATCAAAGTCGCCGTTTTCAATCATGTCTGCCGCTCGGAGAATGGCACGTTCCAGTTCTTGCTTGCGACTAAATCCTTCGAATTCCGTCAAGAACCAATCATAATGACCTTCCCTAAGATCTGGCACTTCACGTAGTTCCACACTGGTGGCAGCTTGTATCTGTTCTCTAGTGGGCAAGGTTTTGTGATCATCACTGTGTTTTTTGATAAATCGCGCAACTTCTCGTAAGCTACGATCAAAATTTTCTGCGTTATAAATGTTCTGCACACGCACATAAGTCTCTGCGTCTTGCAGCATCATTTCTAAGAACAGCTTTTGTACTTCAGGATTATAATCTTTCATTGATTGTTTGAAAAAGTTTTTCTGCTATAAGTTTATGACTTCTTATTCCAAATGTGGGCACTGATTTAATATTTGTTGAGTCAACATGATACTTATTATAAATTAAACAATATGATAAATCAACATTATAATTTTCATTATCCCAATGCACAAATACATGAGGAATATCTTTGAGTAGCGATTTGGCACCATTTATAAAATCGTAATATTTTTCAATCACTAACTCATTAGAATTTTGAAAACAAATATTACCATCAATTCTATGCCGATTTAAATTGTTTATCTGCCAAACAATAAGTTGAGGCTTTGACACATCTATCACTTGCCGACAAAATTCTAACTGTTCATGGTTGGTATGCCCATATGCTCCCCATGCACAGTTGTAAACCGGAATATTACATCTTTGCTCTAACAAATAACCAAAAGTATTTTCTACATCTAGTCCCATACCAAATGTAATACTATTTCCTAATAATAAAATAAAATTATCATGATCAAATTCTTGAGATCTATAACCTAAACTATTAAACTTGTAGGTAATTTGATTGGTATTGTCATACTCAAAATTTAACACTTGTGTGCTTCTTTTAGCATACATGTGCATTGGAGCGGGCGGAAATCTCATCTACTAAACTTTGGACTGTATCGAACCAAGATTCATGTGTGTTAACATTGACGTTAAAATTCTTTTGTACATAATCAACTGTAATTGCTTCATCAAAAATATCATAATGTAGATCACAAAAACGTGTTTCTAGTTTAACCTCAGTTCCAACATACTGTGATAGCCAATCAATTAAAATCTTTTCCATTGTTTTTTTAGGTAGTTGGATATAATCAAATTGAATTTTTTTTCCTTGATCGGGCTTATTTGCAAGAAGTCGCACAAAGATAGATAAAAGTTGTAATCTTGATTTAAAATTTTATCTATCTCTAAATTAAAAAAATTTTGTTTGAAAGTTTCTTGTAGTGTTTCGAAAGAAGTCGACTGGTGATTTATGTATTTAACTATAAATTTTCTTTTCAATCTGGCATCAATCACACTTGGTACTTTTGTTGTTTTAAAATACTTTTTAAACTCACGAATAAACCATTGTTCACCCAACGGCAAAAATTCTTTTTGATAACCCCATCTTTCAAATTGTATTGGGACCTTTGAACTTATGTAAAGAACTTTTAAGTTTTCAATAAAACGCAAGCAATACGCTACATTAGGATGGCATCTAAATAATACTAGTTTTTTGCTATTGAGAGCTTTGATACTTTTGGCACTCTGATAGCTTGCCCAATCATGCTCACTTATACTAAAACTGTCGTGGTAATGATGCAATTCATTGTGTGGTTTTGCAAACCATAATTCAACTCCCCAATGTGAAGTTCCATCAGAAAATTCTGGAGGAGGTAGTTTGGTATATTTGGCTGTTTCTTTGCTATGAGCAAGAATGTAGTACATCAATGATCCACAAAATCCAGTCTTGTAAGCTATGGCTACTAAATTATTGTTAGGAATTATCATAGCATTTTCTTTTTTTTAATTCAATTCTGAGCCGGCTAGTCTCTCTAGCTGCTAGTATACTTTTCAGCACAAACAGTTTACCATACTTAACCACTGCATCATTTATATCTTTACAGGTTTCCTGCCACACAGGAAAACTCACAGTCCATCCTGCTTCTATGGCACGATCAATTAACTTACGCCCTGCACGATCTGTGTCGGGTACTACAATGACTTCTCGCTGTAGTCTATCAATTTGATCAACTTGAGTATCGGATATTTCTGCGCCACTCACACTTACACCATCTATACTCATTGCATCAAAAGGGCCTTCGCATACTACAACAAATTTACTATCGGGCTTTTGCATATCTAAATTGAACACAAAATCTGCAGGATGACTACTCCAATACTTGGGTTTGATTCCATCCGCAATCGCTCTACTAGTATAACCTACCGTCTCTCCACGATAATAATACGGTATTACGATTCTGCGATGTAGGTTGTATGCTTCCTCGGGTGTCCAATAAAAATTGTATCGATTTATATCTATGTTTCTACGATGTACATATTCTATTGCTGCTAACAATTCTGCAGGAACCGTATTGTAGTCACCAATGCTATAAAAGCCGGCCAGTTCAACTACATTTCGTGCTTGTTCTGGAAGCGATCTTGCTTCGTATACAATTTCTTCTTCTGGAACCCGTTCAAGTTCTTCTGGTGCTACTAGTTCTTTTAGTCTTACTGCTTCTATAACTAGTCTGCGTACAGTTAAGTCATCTGCTCCTAACCATGCTAGTAATTTTCTGAATCGAAAGGTTAAGTGTCTACCAGGAATAAAGCTTGCCTTATACTGGCAATTGAAACAAGAATAAGATATAGATCCGTTATTTGTTATAAATCCACCACGACCTCTTGTATCTACGGTTTCACCGTTATACGAGCAACAAACTGCGTTACCAGAAATCCAACCGCTTTGTGACTGCTTTGTCTTCCTTCCGGTTCTCCATAATGAGAGTGTATAATCAGTTATTTGATTTATCAAGTCTAGTCACTTTCCAGTTATTGCTATCTTTTCTTTTCCTTAATACAGGTTTACTATTATAGCATTTTCTGTAAGCACTAAACAACTGCCAATACCTTATTTTTATTTCATTTGCGTATGTATTGGCAAATTCTTCTAATCCTAAATTTGTAATCCAAACTTTGCCTTCTGGTGATTCAATTCTATATTCCCCTTTATGTGCTTGACTTTTTCTTTGTTTGGTGATGTAAGAATCTGGGTTTTTTTGATATCTTTCTTTTTGCCCTCGGCTACAGTTTTGACTCCTTTGAATCTTTTTGTCTTCCGCCATTGTTCTATGATGTCTTAAAGCATTTTGTCTAGCACATTCCGAATCAACACCTTCGCCACCTAAGGTCATATTGTATCCTTCATTGACTGTATTATAGTGTGCTATCCAGTGTATTTCCCTAGCATTTAATTCCTCTTTAGTCCAGTTTGAATTTTCTTCTATGATCTCAAACTTCATGTTGCTGAAACCGTGTTTTTGTATAGCGTTTGCAATTTTTCTGTTGGATTTTGTATTTTTTTCTAAATCTCTATATGCCTTAAGTTTATTTTCCACAGACATTTTTGATTGGCCAATGTAGATTTTGCCACTAGGAGATGTTATTTTATATATGTATTTCATACATATATTTATTTAAATAACAATTAAAACAAATTTTATGGACGGAGTTTAGCTAGACCAAAGAATCGTAGAATACATATATACATCCAGCCAATATCAAATTCAAACCACTTAGCACTCAATTTTACAGATGCAGGATTTTGATGATGATTGTTGTGTAATTCCTCGCCGCCAATGAAGATACCAATTGGTACAATGTTTCTACTTTGGTCTCTAGTGTCACCGTTACGATAACCCCACCAATGTCCTATGCCATTTATAACGCCGGCCGCCCATATGGGAATCCAAAGCATTTGTACTAACCATACTATGGCGCCAATACCGCCAAAGACGATGACATTGAACACAAGGCAAAGACCAATGCCAAGTCTACTGTGAGGCGTGTATACATTGCGCTCAATCCAATCATCAGGAGTACCAGCACCATATGAATCAACCATTGCTTTATCTTTACTTGCCGCATGATATAACAAAGCTCCCTGAAACAACACACGACCGATGCCATAATGCACCG